GTCCGGATCCGGCATAAATTGTTCCACCTTTACCATCGGATTTGGGCCGCAAAACAAGTGTTGGCTTTTTATACTTTTTAAGAAGCTCCATCGCAACCAAGCCAGTAATACTGTGTGGAATTACCACATCATCATCTTTTGAAATTGTAACGATGAGAAGTTGATGCTCGTTTAAATTATTTTCTTCAACTCTTTGACTTAAGAAGTTCATGTCTTTTTCTTTTTCACGATTTTGTCTACCACGAATATTTTGAGCAGTACGAGCTACGTAATCATAATAATTTTCTTTACGCATTACTCCACGATATTCAGTTTCAATCATTGAGTTTTTGTCGTAAGTAATAAAGCCTTCGAATAATAAACTTTTTTCTTCATCTGTTCCAAATCGAATAACTGCATTAATTAAAGGTGCTACATAGAATGCTAAATCGATTTTTGTTGGATTGTCTGGATCTTTAATACTAAAACTTTGTTTGTCAATGATTGCTTTAAACATTGGGTTAATAATGTTTTTTAAACCTTTTTGTATAATAAAGTTATTATCAAGATTTCTTGTATCCATCATGTCTGATACAATTCCTAATGCGGCTAAATCTGCATACTCATGAAAAACTAAATCAAACTCTTCTTCATAAAGTATATTGAATGCTTGAATTGTTTTATAAACTACTCCTGCTCCACTTAAGTTCTTATTTCTAAAACGAGGAGAAGATTGATTATTTACAATATAAACATTTGGATAACCTGGATCGTATTCTAAATTATGGTGATCCATTATCACAACTTTATAGCCACGTTCACTCATGTATTCCTGTTCATCGAACTGCATTGAGCCCGCATCAGGAATAATTACATAGTCTGTATCAATTGGAATTGTATCTAAAATAATTCCATGTTCTTTGTTATCATGAAGTCTCCATTCTATATTTGCATCTGGAAACAATCTCTTAAAAAAAGAATAAAATATTGCTGAGCTTGTATAACCATCTGTGTCGCTATCTACTTGTAGAAAAAACTTCTTATTGTTTTTAAATCCTTCATAAAGTATGTGGCAACTTTCTTCGATGTTATCAAGCCGCATTCATGATTCTTCATCTTCTAATCTTGGTGTCTTAATAAAACTGTCTGGATTCTCTACTCCTAATGACTTCAAGTAATCTTTTAAAAAACTTAAAGAAAAAGGTTGAATCGGATTGTCTTTTAGCTTGTATTTTATCATAGTATCTACCTCTTCACTCTATTTCTTAGTAAATCTTCAAACACTTCTTTTCCTTGATCAATAGGCGAATCTTTATATTCTAACTTATTGTCGAAGTCAATAATAATACTGACAGAAAAATAAGGCTTGAGTATTTTTACAATTTTTTCATATTCTGCAAACTTCTCTTTTCTTTCTTCTGGTGTCTTGTAGTCTTTATCGTATGCAAGAACTACTTCATTAAGATTAAGTTTCAGCAGTGCGTTAAGTTGATCTAGTGTAACTTTTTTACCTGCAGTTGCTAAACCAATATTTGATTGCTTGTAAAGTGTCTCCATTTTGAGAACACTCTTCTCACCTTCAAAAATAATTGCCATACCCTTCTCACGAATCTTATGTTTGTTTTCAAAATAGCCGTAAAGAAATTTTCCAGTTGGATGTGATAAAATTTCTCCGTTATATTTAATTGGCATGTATTTTGCGGGCGCATTCTCTCCAAAGAAACGACCACGAATACCAATAAGATTTCCTGAATGATCTAAGTTTGGTATAATAATTGCGTTGCGAGTTGAGTCATATTTTATATTGAAACGATGCATAGCATCTTCGCTAATTCCTTCATCGAGCCAAGGAGAAACTCCTACTTCATTGTATAGAAAATTATTTAAAATTTTTCTATCTAAATGTCGAACCTCAGTAGAGTTTTCAACCTTATGGTTTGCAGAGGTTAGTCTTTTTAAATACTCTAAATCCTCAAGAACCATTGGATCTACTTGAGCAACATCTCTTTCTACTCCTGTATAATCAATTGCTTGATTGAGATTAATTTCTTCTCCACGAAGTTTATGAATTTTTCCAACCAAATCAAAAATATCAAACATTTCATTACAACCAGTATAGCATTTGAAAATTTTATCTTCTTTGTAATAATAAAGTTTTGGACTGCCACCTTCATGATTGTGACAAACAGTAGGAAAAATAAGTGCTGCATCAGTTTCTGTATGAACAAAAGCTCCGTATCTGGCTAAGATATTTTTTACTTCATCTTCAGTGAGCTTCATTCGTAGGTCTTTAATTCTACTCATTTTTCTCACCTCCAGAATTTGTAACAGCTACATCTAAAAGATCTTGAATTTCAAATGGATAGTCTATGCGGCCAACGCCCATGTTCCATTTATTGTAGTTTGTGTCAGTCATGATCAGGTCTTTTGTGCGGCAAGTTCCATAGTCAAATTTACGAAAGATTTTTGCATTTACAATACGACCACGCCGATTTTTATAAATATCAAGAACAATGTTTGGCATTTCATTAATGCCATCTTCAAGAAGTAGTGGTTCTATTCTTTCTCTATCTTCTTCATTAAGCTTAATTCCTACAATACCAAAGTCAATTTTATCAGCAATTGCTTTTGCTCCAGCAAGAAAGTTTTCATTTCTAAACTGCGCCTTTTCCCAGCCTCGGCTTACCTGTGTTCCACTATAAACAAATACTCCGTAGTCTGATGCAATTTCTTTTAAAGTGTTCGATAGCATCATTAAGACTACATCTTCACGAAGACCTGTCTTACTAAACTCCATATTGAGTCCTGGACTTGTAAAAATATAATCATAAAAAACATAACGATAATGTTCACTCAAAACGTAACGAGTTAATTTTGACCGCAAAGATGAAATACTTGGGTCACTAATCTTTTCAATTTTAAAGTTCTCTGCATAGTCTTCAATAATTTTTAAAGCTACTTCTAATAATCTTTCTTCTTCTGGATTTAAACGATTTGTGAGTATTTTTTCTTCGTTAACTCCACTTACATATGCTAAAATAAGAGTCTGTATTTCATCCGGATCCATTTCAGTTGCAATAAAAAGAACTGGAACCAAATTATCACGCTTTATAATCTTTCCATTTTCAATATATGGCAAAGATAAAGAACAGGCATTACCAACAAGAAACCTTGTTTTACCATGTCCAGTAGGAGCAGAAAATAAATACAACTTACCTTCTCGAGCGCCACGTGCGGCATAATTTAATATGTCTCCTGCAAGTGGATAACCTACTTCTGGATTCGAGCGAAGTTCTTGAACTAACTCTCGAATGTTCTGTGCAGCGTTGATTGCTTTAACTCTTGATTTACTAATGTTTTTGTCTTCAATAATTGAAAGCTTTTCACGAACCTTGTTAAAAATATCTGCGATATCGGTTTCGTTAAGTCTTTCATTTTCTTTGTCTATTTCTGTAAAATCTACGTCTGGGTTATAAAATGGCTTTATATCAATACCATTGCGGTCCAAATCTCTTAAAATTGTGAACTTCTTTACACGATTATAATAGTATTCAAATTGCGCTTCTTCAAAAGTAGCATCCACAATACCATAAATATTTTGTAAATATTCTAAACCGTTTTCTTTTTTATAGGTATCGTATTGTTTGCTGTATTGTTTCAAATACAAATCTATATCAAGAGGCGTAATTTTATTGATTTGTTCCGCTTGCAAATTATATACCGCGCCAAAAAGTATTTTGTGTAATCCTATAAAATCACTTTCTGTAAGAATATAATTACTCTTTTCAATAAGAGATGGTTCTCGTATTAAAGCACCTAAAACGTACATCGTAGAGTTAGAATCATAAAGTCTTTTTTCCATTCTGTCGCCTCCAATCTAATCTACATCAAGATTTTCTATATCTATTTTAGGTCTACTCCTTTTTGGTTTTACTTCTTTTACTGTCAATATAATATCGGGTTGTTGGTTAGCTTCTTTGACACTTTTTATTTGTTGTTGTTTTTCTTTTCTTTTTCTATCAAAGTATGCGTTTGCTTTATCTTTTACATGAGGTATTATTCCTAATCCGTATTTTGGATCATAGTTATTTTTTTCGACTTCGATATAGAAAACAAGAGCTTGAGCTATTTCTTTATATGTTAACCCAAGCTCTATGACAAAGCGATTTATCTGAGCTTCAAGCATACTGTTTAGTTTTGGTATATTTAAAACGTCACAGATGAACTTTCTTAACTCACTTTTTTCCATTATAAACTTTTCTTCAGTTCTACAAATTCATCTCGTATAGAATAAAGAGATGCAATATGAGTTTTATTTGTTTCGCTTACACGAACTCCTTTAAGTTCTTTTTGAAGAATAGTATTGACTTTATCAGCCATAGCTGTATCCATAAGTCCTCTTGCAAGCGTGACAATTTCTTCTTGAAGTTCTGTTAAATCAACTTCTTCTTCTTTGTATATATCGAAGTTTGGAGCATCTACTGATTTAGTTTGATAGAATTCATCTTGCTTTATAATTGCATAGTCTAAGGCCGCAAGAACATTCTCATACGTAAACTCAATTCTTTTTGGAAAGAATCTTGCACGAGATTTAACCTCAATATTTGGATTTGAAGATTCTGAGTAAGCATAAACTGATTGTTCATCTCCCTCTCCATTTTCTTTTTTCTCTTTACGAGCATATAAAATAAAGTCAGCCATACCTTTAATAACACTAGATGGGCGTTTATCAATATCAACTTTTACAGAGATACCATTTTTTTCGTCATTTAATTCATCAGAGTGTGCGATTAAAACTAAACCGTAACCAAGCTGAGGAATCGTACTAATTGTTTTTTCAAATTCATTTTTTGCCATAGCATAACCTTGTCCGTAAGGAATCTCACCAATTTCAGTTACACCTTTTTTCGCAATAACAAAATTCATACAAGCTTTATACGCTAAACCAATTGTATCAATAACAATTGTATCATACATTTCTTGTACTTCTGGATCTTGTAATTGGCGAATAACATCTTTTAAGGCATGCCAGTTTGTAGCATTTACGGCTTTTACATTTGGAATAAACTTATAACCAATTTCATAAGCAACTAAAAGAGTGCGCTCAGGATTTCCTGTTGCAACTGTAGTTTTCCATGTTCCTGGCGGACCGTAAAATAACCAAATTTTATCGTGCATAGAACTTGTTACCACATTACCTTCAATATTTTTTACATCAATCATTTTTATATCACCTTCTTTTTAAGATAAAAAAGGGGTCCTGAAAATCAGAACCCCAACTTTTTAAAGTAATCTATCTTGGTTGTTTCCTGCAGCTGGAGCTGTTTTAACAGCTGAGTTACCTGATGCATTTTTTTCTTTTGCATCTCTCTCAGTTTGTGCAAGATAGTCATTATATGCAGATTGCAATGTTGCAATTTGCGCTGGAGTGTAAGCAATTCCGTCATCAGTGATTGGTTGTTTACCACCAGTGATGATGAAAGATTTACGAGTGTTTTGATATTTTTTCACGATAGGATCTCCGAAAGCAACTTCTTCGGTTTTTTCTTCAATCGTTACTTCATATTTAATTTCTCCGTTAATTGCAACAGTTGTTCCTTTTACATAAGAGTTTTCAATTGCACTTACTATTTGTGGATTGTTTTTATCTACTGTAAACCTAATGATTTGTAAATTATTGCCAGAATAATTGGCTTGAGCAATTTCCATTTCATAAGCTATAAGTTCTTCATCACGATTGTATCTTTCATACAATGGTTTTGTAACAAATCCAGAGAACTCAAATGTTGCAACATCTCCTTCAGTTGGCTTTGGTGTATTAAAAAATCCAGCACTTAACTCATTGAAGTTAATTACTTGACCTTGTCCTTCATTATACCAAACTCTTCCGTTGATTTCACCATTAACTTTTACTCTTTCTCCGATACGATCTGAGAGAGTAGCATAGTTTGTATAGCGACTGTTTTCTGTACCTTTTTGAGTTTTTGCACTTGCATAGTATTTAAACTCAATTTCACTGTCGCCACTTGTGACTACAGCAGTACCAGCTAACCAGGGAATACCATCTTTGTCTCCAGTGCGGGTATCTTTAACTTGCGCTAAATTACCAATAACATAAATCTTGTTTGTTCTTTCCATGATTTTTTTCCTCCATTTTTAAAATGTTTTTTTATTCGTCTTTTTAAGTAAAATAAAAAAGTGTGATATGGCCTAGCCCAAGC